GTTACAAAACTACATAGACCAATGCGGCGCGTACTCGCTGGGGCTACGTGAAATGACCGGCATTCAAGCAGCTGGAGCGTTAATCGTGGTGGCACGCCGCACCGGAGCACCACAAGTCCGCGAGCTATCCGCACTAGAACTGATCGGCGCCGAAACGCGATTCAAAGAGCGCGTGGAGCGTTATTTCTCGGCCCTAAAGGGCCTCGAAAACGCCATTCATGACGAATAGCAGGATGCCAAGAATTCGCCCTTGCCGAGATCGCCGCACACAAGCGGCCAGGGCCTAATTTGCCATTCAAGCAGCTGGAACGTGTCACCACATGCCGCCAGCGCACGGCGTGCCGCGTGATGCACTGACGTGGATATTACGAAATATTTCAGCGTGGAGCGTCCATCGCCCATGGTGAGCAGCACCAAACGCGGGCACGCAAAAAAGTGGGCTACGCCCACGGTCGGAGCATTTTTCAAGCCAGGGCCGTGCAAAGTAAAGCCAGCCCATAGGTTAGGGCTGGCACGGGTTCAAGCGTGCGGTGATTGCAGCGGCGAAAGCTTCTCCTGTTTCAAGCCACGCCAAGCCCTAGCCTTGTCCATCGATTGGATGAGTTTGGCCATGGCTGGCACGTCCCCGCTAGCGGCTGCAATATTGAAATGATGTTGGAGCGTTGCGAGAATTGACAGCGGTTCTAGGTCTTGCTCGGATTCTGCTGGCCCATCGTCACTGGAGTCTATGGTCTGCTGGGCTTGCCGGATGGCATCATAAGAGACAGATCGGCTAATCCCGAACCGGACAGATGCCATGGTTGCCGCGCTGGAGTGTGTGATGCCAGACTCCAGCCAACCTCGGATGACTGACTGGCGCTGCTCGATTTCTGCTTTGGTTGCCATGGTGTGGCGATTGACTACGAGAGCACAATAACAGGAAAGACCGGAAATACAAGACAATCGGCAAATGTTGGTGCGTTCTGGTTTTGGGGGTTGACGGTTCCTTGTATTGTGATCTAGTATTAGGAGGAACCACACCAAGGTCAAAAATGTTCGAACTCACAGTCATCGCAGCCTATGGCCGCGTTTATAACAGTAAAGCGGCCATATGGGCGGACTGGGCAGCTGGAAAGGATTTCCAGATCGTCAGTGTTGGCGCGGACAATGGTCGCTACGTGAACAAAGAAGATGCTGACCGTGCGGGCCTTGCTTGTGTGCTGGTTCGTTACGGGAAGGACTACAGCAAAAGCGCGAGCGTCAACTTGATCAAAGGTCGGATGAACTGATCTGCTACAGTATCAACTCACATTAACCAACTTAAAAAATCATGATTACACGATTTCAAGTAACTAAGACCGCAAATCGTAAACTCACTGCTAAGGGTCAGCCTGCAATGCTTGCGATGAGAACATCGGTGAATAGCTGTCCTGATACTTGCGAGCATAAGATCAACCGAACTTGCTACGCTATGTTTGGCCATGAGGGCATGGCATGGAAGAAACTCAATGATGGTACGTCCACACGTGGCGGTGACTGGCTCGATTTGTGTGATCAGTTGCGAGACTTGAAGCCAGTACCTGGCACGATGATCAGGGTTAACACTGCCGGAGATCTTCCACACCATGGCGGTAGGATCGACCATACGGTTGTCGGGTTCCTGGCTGACAGCTTTCGCTTTCACGCGTTGAAACCTTACGGTTACACCCACCATGCGCACACCACAGGCAACTTAGAAACAATCAAAGAGCAGAATCAGGCAGGTTGGACAATCAACTTGTCTTGTAGCTCGGAAGCGCAGGCGTCCGAGATGACACGTCAGGGGTTTGCCTCGGTTTGCGTTGCCGCCCATGACGATGAACGCAAGCACTGGACGGATGAGCATGGCGTCAAGTTCGTGGCATGCCCTCAGCAGTATCGCGACGGCGTCACTTGCCAGTCTTGCAAACTATGCGCCAAGCCATTGGAAGCTCAGCAAGCAAGCCAAGGATTTAGAAAGTGTGTCGTTGTCTTTAAGGCGCACGGTGCTAGGAAGAAAGCCCTTAGTCAGTGGATCGCTGAGAGTGTGACAGCTTGAGAATTGATTGGCGCGTCACGTGTCGACAGCTGCCGATAAGTTGCTACAGTACGGGCAAGCGGATAACACCACACACAGCCGCTTGCCTTTATTTCCAATGCTCACTACTTCTACCGCTGCAATCGTCGCGCTGATTCTTCTACCACTGATCGTGATCCTATGGGCTACTGAATCCAAGATCCAACGCCAAACCAGGCAGGCTAAGCACCTAAGCCGCCACTACGGCCTAAGCCAGCGTCAAATCGCTCAACGACTAGGCATCAGTCAGCCCACTGTTTCTAGGCGTTTAAAGCTGGCGTGACACTTTTAGATATGCGTGCCCTCATCGGGCACGTTTTCTGAGATCAAGCTCAGCTATCACAATCCTTCACATCAGCATTTCTTATCGTGACCAACTTCATCCCTCAGAAATTCCTATACGTTGCCTGCTTCGCTATCAGCGGCACTACGGCAGCCTTTATCAGCGTTGCGCTGGCCTCGCTACTAGCAGCTAACCCTAAGGGCCCTGACGCGGCTGGAAGGGCCGTAGGGTTGGTGGCCTGCGCCGGTTTGGCTGGCACCTGCCTGACCCTGGCAGCTGGCGCGGCCATCGACGAAGACTGATCCCGTCACAAAATGTAACAATCGGACCGTTCTCAATAAGGGGGGCGGTTCGCAATAAAGGCGGATCGCGTAAGGACATAGGGAACCTGCTGGTACGTGGTGAATCTCTGTTACTGTAATACTAAGGGGGGAAGGTCGAAAAGTCAACTATCCTGTAGTACAGGCCCCAAAAAATACGCACCCAATACTTTCTTCTGTAATACATGGCCGTACGCACACCACCCCCGCTATCGCTACGGCACGCGCAGGGTGAAGTTTTCAACAGCGACGTACGTTTTCGCGTCTTGGTAGCGGGCCGCCGCTTCGGAAAGTCCTACCTAGCCTGCATCGAACTCTTGCGTGGAGCGATTGCCGCCCCAGGCGAAACCTTCTTTTACTGCGCCCCGACTTACCGCATGGCAAAAGACATTGCCTGGAAAGTCATGAAACGCATTGTTCCCGCCGCATGGATCAAATCCAAAAACGAAACGGACCTGAAGCTGGAACTTGTCAACGGCTCCACGATCGAACTAAAGGGCACGGAAAACGCAATGGCCCTGCGAGGCCGCAGCCTTTCCGGGGTGGTACTTGACGAAGCCGCATTTATGGACGCCGCCGTCTGGTTCGAGGTGATCCGCCCCGCACTCGCCGACAAACAGGGCTGGGCCTTATTCATATCCACCCCGGATGGAACGGCCAGCTGGTTCTACGAACTCTGGCAATACTGCATCACAGGCGACACCAACTGGAAACGGTGGAGCTTCACCACAATTGAGGGCGGCAACGTCCCACCGGAAGAAATCGAAGCTGCACGAAGCCAACTGGATCCCCGAACTTTCCGCCAAGAGTTCGAGGCCAGCTTCGAGAATCTATCCGGTCTCGTTGCCGTCTCATTTAGCGACGCAAACATCAGCACCGCCGCAAAGGACATCCCAATCCTCCCGCTACTACTAGGCGTGGACTTCAACGTGGACCCGATGACGGGAATCTGCGCCGTAAAAGACAACGACACCCTCTACGTTTTCGACGAAATCCACCTAACGGGCGGCGCCACCACCTGGGACTTCACAGAAGAAGTAATCCGCCGCTACGGCCTGGAACGTCGCATTATGGCCTGCCCGGACCCAACGGGCGGCGCCCGCAAAACCCAAGGTGTAGGCGCGACAGACCACAACATCCTACGAAAATCGGGATTCCGCGTCTGCGCCCCACGCAGCCCCTGGAAAGTACGCGACAAAATCACCGCCGTAAACACCGCCCTTTTAGACGCCACTGGAACGCGCCGCTGTTTCATCCACCCCCGCTGCAAGGAACTAATCAAATCATTCCGCAGCCTGACCTATGCCCCTGGAACGGGCCTCCCAAACAAAAATTTAGGCGTAGACCATGCATTTGACGCCTTCGGCTATTTATGCCTGCAACAATTCAACTTGGCAAAATCAGGCGTAATGGGCACAACTTCCTATAGGTTGTATTGAGCTACACGAACTAATGGTTAATTACGAGGGGCCAAAAAAGCGAACACGCGGTGATAAACGCGCCCAAGAATACATCGAGGCACGCCAACGCCGGATGTACCGCCACCAACTGGACGGCCACAGCGTGCGCCAAATCGTATATGAACACAGCGCCCGCGAGGGAGTCAGCATCCCCACTGCCTGGCGCGACTGGGACCAAGTAAAACAGTGGACCGAGGAAGACTGGATCCGCGACCGCGAAGCAATGCTGGGCCGCATCCAAACGATGCGTCTCCGCGTCGTCCACGCCGCGATGAAAAAGGGCCACTACCAAGTCGCAGCCCAAGTTCTTGATTCCCTGGGACGTGTCCTGGGCGAAAACACCCCCGAACAAGTATCAGTCCAAGTGCCATCACTAAATATCCAAGTGGAACCCAAAGTAGTTAGCGCCCAACTACCCGAAAGCGAGGTAATCGAAGCCGAATTAACACCGCAAAAGGAGGTAGATTCAGCTGAACCCGCGCCATAAATCAATGCCCGGACATTACGGCCAAGGCAAAAAGAGCAAGCCCAAGGGAAAGAAAGGCCCCAAGAAGTAGAATATGAACAGCTGTCGCGATTTCCATGGCAAAACGCGGTCTTTACGCCAATATCCACGCCAAGCGTAAGCGTATCGAGGCTGGCGCGAACGAAAAAATGCGCAAACCAGGCTCAAAGGGCGCCCCAACCGCTGGAGCGTTCAAAAAAGCAGCCAAAACAGCTAAAAAACGCAAACCAAAGGGTAAAAAGTAATGGCTGCTGTCGCTACAACCGCCGTCGACCGGTTTACAAACGTCGTCGAATACACAGGGGCAACAATGACCGCCGTAAACGACTGGTTTGCGGTCCATGGCCACACCAGCGAGTACTCATTTGCGGCTGCCGTCACAAGCGAAGGCAATTTCACCTTAGCTTTAGAGGCAAATTTCAACGGCAACGGCAACTGGTTCACAATCGACACCAGTAAGACCATCAATGAATCCGGCCAATACGTCTACTTCTACAACGGGAAGCCTGCATCCCAGATCCGCATGAGAATCGCTTCCATTTCCTCTGGAACGGTATCTTTAACGCCCCATATTGTCACTGCTTACCACGGATAATGGGCACCCGAATCGTCACCGGCTTCTGCACCCACCTCGAAGTGGACTCCGAAAGCCGCACCACCGAAGCCTCATTTGCGTTTATGACACCACAAGACCCCGAAGATTTCGCGGGGCTGATGGTACGTCTTGCCAGCGGCATCGAAGTAATGATCGAAGTCGAGGACGAAGATGATTGAATATCGCGGCGAAAAGTTTAGCGGCTACAACAAACCAAAACGCACCCCAAACCACGCAAACAAAAGCCACGCAGTGCTTGCCAAAGAAGGCGACAAGGTAAAGCTGATCCGTTTCGGCCAACAGGGCGTAACAGGCAGCCCAAAAAAGGACAACGAAAGCGAATCCTCGCGCAAACGCCGGGAAGCATTTAAGAAGCGCCACGCCGCTAATATCAAAAAAGGTAAAATGTCCGCCGCTTACTGGGCAAATCGCGAGAAATGGTAACTAGATGACCTATTCAGTTCCCGGCCAAATCCGCACCCACCTTGTAAGTTCCAACACCCTCGGTGGAGCGGACAGTCCGTTCACCCGCACGCAAGCGGTGCTGGACATGATGAAGGGCTGGGAAATCATGAAGGCCGTCACCCTTGGGACGGAATACCTGCGCGAAAACAGCGAAGCCTTCTTACCAATCGAACCCCGCGAGGACTACACCGCGTATTTAGCGCGTGTAAACCGGGCCGTATTTTCCCCATTTACGCAGCGCCTGGTGCGTGCTGCTGCAGGACTAATCCTACGCAAGCCGATCAGTTTGGTAGGCGACCCATACTGGACAGATATTTTCGCGAAGGACGTTGACGGTTGCGGCTCAGACCTAGACGAGTACGCCCGCCGCCTGCTGCTGTGCTCATTAACCTACGGCCATTGCCACACGCTGGTAGATTTCCCCGCACCAACGGGTGCCCGGAGCCTTGCGGAAGAGCGCGAACTCAACCGCCGCCCGTACTGGATCGAAATCGACCCAGACAACATCTACGGCTGGCGCCTGGACCGTGAAGTCAACTACGGCAATTTAGTACAGGTCCGCATCAAAGAAAAAGCAGTAGTCCCTGACGGCGAATTTGGCGAAAAGGTCTACGACCAGATCCGTGTAATCGAGCCCGGCCAATACCGCATCTACCGCCAGGTCGAAACAAGAAAGGATATGCAGGGAGGTTTCCCATATCCGAACGCCTTCGACGCAACAGATGCCACGTCGGACTACGAGCTAGTGGAATCCGGCGACTACAGCCTGGGCCAGATCCCACTTGTCACAACATATGCAGGCAAGGTTGACACCCTTACAAGTAAGCCGCCCTTACTTGACATCGCGTATTTGAACCTGGCCCATTTCCAGCGCCAGGCCGATTTAATCCACAGCCTGCACATCGCAAGCCAACCAATTCTTGTCCTTGAAGGCTGGGACGACCAATCCAAAGACGTAGCTGTAAGCGTCAACTACGCAATGGCAACCCAACCTGGCAACACAGTTTATTACGTGGAACCAGCCGCGAACGCATTTGAAGCGCAATCCAACGAAATCCGCGAGCTACAGATGCAGATGGCCACCCTTGGCATCAGCACACTTAGCCAGCAAAAGTTTGTTGCCGAATCCGCCGACGCCCGCCGCTTGGACCGTGTAGACACAAACTCAATGCTGTCGATGGTATCTCTTGACCTAGAACAATCCCTACAAAAAGCTTTCAATTTAGCCGCCGACTATGTAGAAATCGCCCCACCGGAGGTAAGCATCAGCCGCGATTTTGACATTGATCGTTTAATCGGGCAGGACGTAACCGCGCTGACGGCATTGTTCGACCAAGGCGTACTGGGACGCGACGAGTTCCGCCAAATCTTGGTCCAAGGTGAAATCCTTCCTACCGCTAGTGAGAAACAAGGCGGTGAGACCGAAACTCAAGACACCGAGGAAGAATAACCGCATAATTACGAGTTCTTGTAAACTACACGAGTAGACTAAAGGAGTACATGGAGTACGCCTACATGGGTAAGTCCCTAGAAAAAGTTACCAAACCTGACGGTTCCGAAGTATGGGAACTTGTCGAGTTACGCGAACAGCAACCTGAACCCAAGGTATGCAAAGCTGTTCGTAAGCGCAAGCCATCAAAGCCTGCGGAAGACACCCCTACTACCACTTTTGACTTCTGACTATGGAAGAGCACGTCATCCAGGACACGCCCGTGGCGAGTTCTGACCAGCCCGTGGCTGCAGCCGACACCGCTCCACAGCAACCAGACCCTGCGCTTGCTGTCAAAGCCGAATACGAGACCCAGCTTGCCGCTTTAAAACAGCAGGCAACTGAAGCCGAGGAACGTTTCCAAGGCATCAAATCCAAGCTGGATGAGGTCTACAAAAAACAGGACGACCAGCGCAAACAAACGCTGGAAGACCAAGGCCAATGGAAAGATCTTTGGGAAGAAGCTAATAAAAGCGCCCAAGAAAAGGACGTACAAATCAGCGCACTGGAACGCCAGCTGGCGGACCTAAAGGTCTCCAACGAGGAAGCTTCTATGCGTACAAAAGCGTTATCCGCAATCAGCCAAGCCGGGGCCATCAACGCCGAGCAAATGCTTTTGCTGGTACAAAACAACCTGCACAAAAAGGACAACGGCGACGTTGTAATTTTGGATAAGGGTGTCGAACAAGATATTACTAACTACTTAGGCAATTTAAAGAACCCTGGTTCAGGTTTTGAGCACCACTTTAAGCCCAGCAGCGCCGCTGGCATGGGAGCCAAGCCGACACCAAATTCTGTTATCGCGCCCGGAATGCCTAATCCGTTTAAGGCCGGTAGTATTAACATAACGAGACAAATGCAACTAAAAGCAGAGGAGCCCGAACTTGCAGCTGTGCTGGAAAGGGAAGCTTCTTTGTAGCCCCGGTGGGGCGTGTCTCACCAAGTCCGTGGCTTGGACCCCGCACACACCTCTAACGTTGGTTTTCTAAGATGGCCGCACCATTTCAGAATTATTCCGGCGGTGTCCTACTCGCGGACATCGTAAAAAGGAATAATCTCAGCACCTATGTGTCTGAGGCAGTAAAAGAGCGCAGCTTGTTCATCAAGTCTGGCGCTGTTGTTCGTAATCCTTTGCTGGATGCCCGCGAAGGCGGCACCCGCATCCAAGTCCCTGAGTTCAATCCAGTATCTCCAACTGAGGAGATCATGGACGGTACAGCTACGTGGGGCACAAGCACCGCTGGCTACCTGACTCCCCAGAAGATCGGCACCGGAACCCAGATTGCTTCCATCTGCCATCGCGGTTTCGCGTATGCAGTGGATGATGTTGCAATGTTGGCAGCGGGCGAAGACCCAATGCTTCACATCCGCAACCAGCTTGCCGATGCAATCAACAAGCTGAACAGCGCACGCTTGTTCTCGCAGCTTGCTGGTTTGTTTGGCACAGCATTGTCTGGTCATTCATTGGACAAGGCAGTTGCTGCAACTTCAGGACAAGGCGAAGCCAACTTCCTGACCGCAGCCAACTTGGCTGAGGCCCGCGCTGCTCTTGGCGAGCGTGGCGATGAGCTGGACACCTTGATTGTCCACCCATCCGTTGGTTTCTACCTGTATCAGGTTGGCCTTCTTACCTTCAGCACCTCTGCACTGGCCGCTTCTGGCGCAGTGACCTGGGGCGGTGGCGGCGTCGGCGTTGGAGCCCGCTCCATCGGCGAGTTTGCAGGCTGCAACGTGATCATGGACCCACAGGTCAACACTGTGATCCCTGGAACGTCAGGCGACGTGAAGGAGTTCCGCTGCTACCTGATGAAGGGTGGTTCAGTTCTGGAAGGCGTCCAGCAGGATCTGCGTATTGAAGCAGACCGCAACGTGCTCTCGAAGCAAGACGTGCTTTCTGTGGATTACCACACCGCGTATCACGTGATGGGCACCAAGTGGACCAGTGCTGGTGACAACCCCACCAACGGCACACTGGCCACTGCTGGCAACTGGTCAGCCACCTACGACATCGACCTGATCCCAATGGTCGAGCTGATCGTCAACAGCCCACTGGACACCAGCGCAATCGCGTGATACGTCCAGCAAAAGCTGATACTGCCCCGCTTCGGCGGGGTTTTTTATTGGGCTAAAATAAAGGAAAGTATCCCTGCAGTCTTGTGGCCGCAACAATTGATGCCACATTAAAGGGCGCAAATTCCAACAGCTTTGTAACGCTGGCGGAAGCAAACGCCTATTTCGAGACCGTCCCAAATTCTTCAACCTGGGACGACAAAACGGACGACCAGAAAAACCGCGCCATTATTAGCGCAACCCGCTGGATCGACGTACTCAACTTTTACGGCGACCGTTGCGACAATGGCCAAGCACTGAGCTGGCCACGCAACAACTACCATGTTGACCGGGTGGAACTAACGTGTTCCGTCATCCCAGCCGACATCAAATACGCCACCTACGAGCTGGCGCGTGCGTTAGCAAACGACACCGATGCCGTCACGGGTAACACGGGAACCGAAGGTTTGTATGAAGAAGTCGAGCTAGGTGAACTAAAGGTGAAGTACAACACAGACAGCCAGGCAACTGGATCCGTGAACAACATTTTTGATGTCTACCCTTGGTTGCAGTCTTACCTTGGAGCCTTCACCTTGGGCGGTTCTGGGGGTTATCAAGTGCGCGTTGTTAGAGGATGAAATGTCAAGAATAGACGACACCTTTTCACCGATTCCAGCCCAAATTTTCAATGACTGGGGCCAGGACATCACGTACATCAAGACCACTACACCCCGCGCCTACGACCCCACCACAGGGGCTGTAACTGGAGCGGACACCAATGTGACGGTAAAGGGCATCATCAGTCGCCTTACCCCACGGGAATCGGAAGGCTTGTACCAAAGCACGGACGTAAAGATCTTGATTGGTACGGCAGAGCTTGGCGATTATTACCCAACAGAAGCGGATCGTGTGCAGTATCCACAGGCGGGCGAAACCCGCGAAGCCAAGATCATCAACATCTTGACCTATCGTGGTGACAACCCGGTGTACCACACCCTGATCGTGAGGCCACAATAATGGCTAAGAACGGTCTATTTAAACTTTTGAAAGAACTGGACCGGGTAGCTGCGACTACGGTATTTAACGGTCCGAAAGCTGCTGCAGAACGCACAGTCCGTGAACTGCAGCAGGAAGGCCCCAGCTGGAGCGGTAAATTTTCAAATTCTTGGCAGATTGAAAGCCCCTTAGGCGGTGTAGGCAGTTCTAAGGGTGATGGTCAAGCTGGCGAACCAAGGTCCATATTTACGCCCGCTGTAACAGGCCCCCAAGTAGTAAAAAGCCTGCTTACAAAGGACAAAGTTGTCTTTACTATTTCAAATTTTGCGGAATACGCAGCAGAGGCAACTGATTTAGTTGAAAGCGCGTTTATCCGACCTCCGGGTGAGCCCTTTCCACAAACCCAACTGGGCCGGAGCAAATTTCGTGAAGGTGACGGCGGTCGCCAGCAACCTTCCTACCGGGGCTATGTCGGCGGGGGTAACCCAGACAGTGAGTCCAGCGCCACTGCTGATCTTGACTGGTTCCCTAGCTACGTAGAAGGGGGCAAACTGGACCGCGCCGTCAGAATTGAAATGGACGACTTGTTTAAGGAATTGCAATGAACTACCAAGCGATCCGGGCATCAATGGAAAACCCGTTACTGACGGCGTTTAACAACCTGTCCCCTGCAGTGCCGGTGTACTTCGACAACATCACTGCAGTTCCACCAAACACAACCACCGAGTATGTCCGCATCAACATCACGTTCGGCCTAACCAACGAACCAACGCTGACCTCTAGCGTGGACAATGCGCGTGGTGCGTTAGTAATCCGTTTGTTTACAGAAAAAGGGCGTGGCCCGGCCCGCAATCAAGAATTGGTAACGACTGCTGTAAACGTATTAGAGACAATTAACGATACGGCCAAGACTACTACAGGTGTATTTGTAAAATTGGGTGAAATAAACGGCCCAACTTTTTCAGCTACTGATGAATCACCGCATTTTGTAGGCCGCATTGACACGGGGTATGTAGCAACTGTGCTGACTTAAATAGTCGCTAACCTGTAGATAGCCGGGCAGTGCCCGCAGAGACCCTTAATTTTTGGCGTAGCAATGGCCACCACCGTTCTGTCCGGCACTTCAGGTGCCCTCTACTACAAACCCGCTGGCACAACCAGCAGTTTTGCCGAGTCTAGCGTCGATACTGGCGCAGACACCATTACTGTTGGATCCTACTTGAACTTGAAAGTAGGTGATCCCGTGCAGTTTAGTGTGATCAACGCTCAAACTGGCGGCGCAGGCACAGGCACACTTCCCGCAGGCATCAGCCTTGGGACCACCTACTACGTTATTGCTTACACCGCTAGCACCGGAGTGCTGCAGGTGTCTGCAACCCTGGGTGGAACAACAATCACCATTACCGACGACGGCACAGCCGTTAGCCCTAACGCCTTCCAAGTCGCCTATGCCGCGTTTGCAGTAGTCGGGCAGGTGCGTGACTGGAGCTTTGAAATCAACCGTGCTGAAATCGATGTAACCACCATCGGTCAAACCCCTGGTCAGTACGTTCCATTCCGCAGCTACATCTCCGGCTTCGGCGATGGTACGGGCAGCGCAACGGTCTACATGACCGACGAAGACGCTTCCCTCAGCAACCGCATGATCGAGGACGTGCTTCAGCGTAACCAGATTGGTGCGGCCTTTAAGCTTTACACCGACCAAGTGTTCAGCAGCGGCACGGTGAACGAAGCCGAAAGCCGTTCCATTGAGTTTGAAGCAGTGCTGACTTCTGCCAGCATGAACGTCACTCCTGACGACGCACAATCCGTAAGCGTAAGCTTCCGTCCATCTGGCACCCCAAGCTTCGACTTCAGCCAGACCTGATAAAGTGCTACTTAAGGCACTACTTAATAATTATTAAGTAAGCACCTCGCCCCGGTAATACCGGGGTTTTTATTGCGCTACGCTATAGTTAGGTTATAGTCAAGTACACATCATGCCCGCTGGATCTACACGCGCCATTGATCGGTTGCGTAAAGCAGCAAACCTCCAGCCAAGCAAGCGCAAAGTTGAGCTGTCTGACGGCACCATATTTGAGATGTGGATCAGCCCGCTAACCATGGCTGAACGTGAACGCGCCCAGAAGCAAGCCAAGTCTGACGACGCTGGAGCGTTCGCACTGCAGCTGCTAATCGGCAAAGCACAAGACGAAAACGGCGCCAAGCTTTTCTCTGCCGGTGAAATCGATATTTTAAAAAACGAAGTCAAGGACAGCGATCTGCAATCTTTGATGCTGGCCATCCTTAGCGACGAAGACGAAGAGTCAATGGACCCAAAATCCTAGTTGCGGAACTTCGTAAAGACAACTGGCTCATGCTGCAGTTCGGCGTTGCCAAGGAGCTTGGCATGAGCTTGACCGAAGTCCGCACCACGATGACACCAGAGGAGCTAATTGGCTGGAGCGCCTATTTCCAGATCCTTAACGAGGACCAAGAAAAACAAATGGAAAAAGCTCGCCGCCGAAGGTAACCCATTCTGGGCCTAGAATAGAAAACGACGTACCAGCTGTGGATCGTGGCATACAGAGCTGAAATTGAGATAGGCGTAAAAGGTGCTGCAAAGCTAGAACAGATAAAAAAGAAGATACAGTCTATCGACCAAAAAGTTGAACAGGTAAATGCTAGATGGAAAAAAATACGCAGTGGTATTCCAACAAAAGAATTTGGAGAAGTTAATAAAAAACTACAAAAAACAGTTGCACTGCAAGCTAGAGCTAAAGCTCTTGCGGCAGCTACAGAAAAACGCTTAAAAGGACAAAATAGTGTAACGCAAGGGTTATTAGGTTTAAATAAGGCTGTCTTAAACGCAGCTAGAAGTGAAGCGCAAGCACGTGGCGAAAGCGTAGCAAAACAACGCGCATTAAATAGGGAGTTAGCAAAAACACAACAATACTCAAAAGCAATTGGCCCAGAACCGGCAAGAGGTAGCAGATCTAAAGGTCGCAGTAACATTGGCCGCGCCGCTAAAGCGCGGACCCAACAAAACAAACGTTTACAGGGTGCCGCAAGCAACGCAATTATCGGTGGTGCGTTCCCGCTACTTTTTGGCCAGGGGATTGGCGCGTCAGTAGGTGGTGCAGTAGGCGGCGCGGGCGGCGGTCTGCTGGGCGGTCAGTTTGGCTTCGGACTATCGCTAGTAGGTACTGCGGTTGGAACGGCAGTTGACACCTTAATTGCTAAAGCCGGAGACCTTGGCAAAGCCCTGAGTCCATTAACCGCAGACATTGGTGCTCTAGCAGATGCTGCAGGGCTTGCCGGTACAGAAAACGGAAAACTAATTAAGTCATTGGAGTCTTTTATTGGGACTGAAAAAGCTTTACAACTAGCGTCTCAGCAGCTAGCTGTAATTGTAGGTAAGGAAGGCGTAGAAGCTTTAGAAGACTACGGAGACGCACAAACTAATTTAAGTAATGAGCTTAGTAAAGCTTTCACAGATTTATCTGCATCTATTGCACCGTTTTTGAGCCAAATTACAAGGGCAATTGCGGGTAGAGTTGAAACTACACGACTTGTAAAACGTGGAGTTAATGAATTTAGTGATGATCCAGCTATAAAAAAAGCTCAGAACGAATTTGTACAAGGTAAAATTCGCGAGTTTGAGCTTGAGCAAAAGATAGCTGATGTTGTACGACAGAAAGAAGCAGCTTTGCAAAAAGCTGCCAACTCTCAGCTACAGTCTGCATCAGGTAGCCGTGATAGCCTTCAAATTGCTGAACAAGAACTTGTTATTGAACAAGAAAAAGGTAATCTTTTAGATATAAGAGTACAAAAAGCCCAAAAAAATATAATACTTTTAGAAGCCTCACGGGAAGCACAAGCTATTATCAGTCAAGAGGACAAAAAACAAATAACCTCCGCTCAAGCAAAGCTTAAATTTCAAGAACTAAACTTAAAAACTACTCGTTTAAAATTACAATTGGAAAACAATATAACTGCAGCTATAGAAGACCGACGTAAACAGCTGGAGCGTGAAGCCCAAGCTGCAGCACGTAGAGCACAGCAAGAAGCACAAAGAGCACAGCGTGAATTAGAAGCACGAAACAGAGGTATCAGCTCGGCTCAAGTAGGCAGTATGCAAGCTTTAATTGCAGGCAGTAGAGCGGGATTACAAAGCACCCGTGTATTTGAAGGAGAAAAAGCGTTCTTAGACGAAAGCGAAAAAGCCCTTGAATACGAAGTTAGGCTCAAAACCCGGATATTAGATATTCAGTACAAGCAGCGAGCTTCACAAGCAAAATCCCAGGAGGAAGCAGAGCACCTGTTTAACACATATAACACACAATACGACACTATTGAACGGATATATCTTACTCAGTTACAACAAGTACGACAGCAAAAAGAGCAGCTTAGGGTACAAAGAGAAATTAACGCTTTACAGCAAGCAGAAGAGACTTCCAATATCACGCGGGGCTTTACTCGCAATATTGCGGACGTGGAACGCAGGATTGCTTCGCCATTTGGAGGCGACGATTCAGACATGTTAAACCTTAGAATCGAACAACTTCGTCGAACAGAAGACATATACAGAGACATAGACACTCAGGTAAGTACTTTAAACAAACAATTAGAAGCAGACCCCAGTAATGAAATTATTGCGGACAACATAAAAGGTCTAGAAGAACGTAGACAAAAACTTGAGGCGCTTTTACCGGTTTTAGACCAAGTAGAGCAGGCGGAATTACGCCAAAACCAGTTAATGGAGAAGTACGGCTTTATTGCAGACGAAGCCGCTACTGCAATGTCATCTGCTGTGCAGTCCATTGTTACGGGCACTGGTTCGGTCCAGGAAGCCTTTAGTGACATGTTCGCCAATATCGGTAAAGCCTTTATCGATATGGCGACTCAGATGATCGCCCAAGCGTTATTCATGAAGGCAATAGGAATACTTGGGAACGCTTTTGGCGTAAGCGGCGGTGGTGGCATTGGGTTTAATCCCGGCGCACCAAGCATTACAGGCAACTCCCTCGGAGACTTTGGCGGCGGAAGTTTCGGTGGTTTCATGGCCAACGGCGGCCCAGTCAGCGCAAACACGCCTTACATCGTCGGCGAACGCGGGCCTGAGTTGATGGTTCCGTCCACCAGCGGCATGGTGCTATCTAACAGCGAAACCCGTCAGCAGCTGAACGCGCAGCGAAACACAATGATCACCAACAGCACCCGCGAAACAGAACGCATGACCGAAATGATGCTGTCAAATCCAGATCCAATTGATGTGAGGTATGAATCAACGGTAATCAATAATGTTGAATACGTTACGGCAGAACAGCATCGTCAGGGCATGGCGCAAGCAGCAGAACGCGGCAGATCACTAACACTCTCGGCGCTACAGGGTAGTGTTAAAACAAGAAAAAAAGTAGGACTTAGCTAATGAGCGCATTTGCCTTCGTCAACTATGCACGGTTTATGCAGGACTCGTCCACACCAACCGTTTACGCCTATCAAAATTTTTCAGTCAATTTAACGAGGACGTACGGCGGAATTACGTACAGCTTTCTTCCCTTTGCTGTTTCAACTGGTGCAGGCAGTAAAGGCGGCGACCGATCCGAAGCAGTACTAGGCGCTGCGACTAACGAAATCAGCGTGAACATTTTTGCCGAGGCCGTTCAAAGCCGCTGGTTATTGGACTTGAAAACTGTCAGCCTCGATGTGACGAACTTTAGTGATGTTGCACTGATTCGATCTGAGCTATGGCGTGTCGCGAGTTACGACATGGATACAGAAAAGGTGCTGTTGAAACTAACGTCACCGCTGGATGCTGTTGCGTCAGACGTTCCAAGGCGTGTTTTGAATACCAAAATTGTTGGGGCGTTACCAACATCTGGTTCGCTGGTAGTTAGCTGATGGTTGATTGGAAGCCCTGGGTTGGTTTGCCTCACGTATTCGGGGAGCATCCGAAGCACGGTCGGGGCGCTGATTGTGTGGTCATGGTCTGGGCGATATTGGATTCAGTTGGTGTTTATCATCCACCATTTGATCAGGGTTGGATGGAGCTAGCTCGCGCAGGTCAATGGGAAGAATTGCAGGCGCTAT